TGTCATTGGTCCTCAAGGTCCACAGGGTGCAATTGGTAATACTGGTCCACAAGGACCACAAGGTCCACAAGGTGCACAAGGTCCACAAGGTGTCACTGGCGATACAGGTCCACAAGGACCACAAGGTCCACAAGGTGCACAAGGTCCACAAGGTGTCACTGGCGATACAGGTCCACAAGGTCCGCAGGGTGCATTAGGCGCACGAACATACACTGTGACAAATAATGGTTCCGGAAATTATATAATCGATGGTTCTAGTAATCCAACTCTTAATTTATTGAGAGGATTCACTTATCAATTTAGTGTAAATGCGTCTGGACACCCTTTCTGGATTCAAACAGTTTCTGGTGCTTATTCCTCTGGAAATATATACAGCTCTGGTGTAACGAATGGTGGTGCTGCTGTCGGAACAATAACATTCGCTGTTCCTTATGATGCGCCAAGCACATTGTATTATGTGTGTCAATATCATTCATCAATGGCTGGAACAATCAACATCAGTGATGTTGGACCGATCGGTCCACAAGGTCCACAAGGTCCACAAGGTCCACAAGGTCCACAAGGTCCACAAGGTCCACTTGGCAGTTTAGGTCCTCAAGGTCCTCAGGGTTCAATTGGTCCACAGGGTCCGAAGGGTGATACAGGTGATACTGGTCCTCAAGGTCCTCAAGGTCCTCAGGGGGCAACTGGTTCAGCTGGTCCTCAAGGTCCACAAGGCGTTACTGGTCCACAAGGTCCGCAGGGTGCGATTGGTCCGCAAGGTCCAAAGGGTGATACAGGCGATAATGGTCCGCAGGGTCCACAGGGTGCTCTTGGTCCACAGGGTCCACAGGGTCCTCAAGGTGCACAAGGTACTGCAGGTCCTCAAGGTCCACAAGGCGTAATTGGTCCGCAAGGACCATCTGGTCCATCTGGCGCGCAAGGTTCTGGCATCACAGTTCTTGGTACAGTTGCTACAGTTGGAAATCTTCCTGGTGGTGCAAGTGATGGTGATGCTTATATTGTAACAGCTGACGGTCACTTATATGTTTGGAACTCTGGATCATCCTCTTGGGTTGATGCTGGTGCGATTGTTGGTCCTCAAGGTCCACAAGGCACTCAAGGCAATACTGGTCCACAGGGTCCAACTGGTCCACACGGTCCTCAAGGTTCAACTGGTCCAACTGGTCCACAAGGTAATGCTGGACCACAAGGACCACAAGGACCACAAGGTCCTCAAGGTGCAACAGGTTCAGCTGGTCCACAAGGTCCACAAGGTCCTCAAGGAGTCACAGGCGATACAGGTCCACAGGGTCCACAAGGACCACAAGGATCTACTGGTCCACAAGGACCACAAGGTGTTGTTGGTCCTCAAGGTCCTCAGGGTCCACAAGGTGTTCAAGGTAGCACTGGTCCACAAGGTCCTCAAGGCGATACTGGTCCACAAGGACCGCAAGGACCACAAGGTGCTCAAGGTAGCACTGGTCCTCAAGGACCACAAGGTCCAGCAGGAACAAATGGAACAAACGGAGATACTGGTCCACAGGGTCCGCAAGGTCCACAAGGTGTAACTGGTGATACTGGTCCACAAGGTCCTCAAGGTCCACAAGGAAATTCAATCACTGGTCCTCAAGGTCCTCAAGGACCACAGGGTGTAACTGGTCCTCAAGGTCCACAAGGACCGCAAGGTGATCTAGGACCACAAGGTCCGCAAGGCAATACAGGTCCGCAAGGTCCTCAGGGCGACACAGGCGACACTGGTCCTCAGGGTCCACAAGGCGCAACTGGTCCTCAAGGACCACAAGGCGTGGTTGGTGATACTGGACCACAAGGTCCACAGGGACCACAAGGACCTCAAGGCGAAGTCGGTCCGCAAGGTCCACAAGGTCCTCAAGGACCACAAGGTCCTCAAGGAAACTCAGTGACTGGTCCTCAAGGTCCACAAGGACCACAAGGCGTTCAGGGCGAAATTGGTCCTCAAGGTCCACAAGGACCTCAAGGTGATACTGGACCACAAGGACCACAAGGACCACAAGGTGTGACTGGTCCGCAAGGTCCACAAGGACCAATCGGTTCGACTGGCGAAATCGGTCCTCAAGGTCCGCAGGGTCCACAGGGTTCGCAAGGTGATCTAGGACCACAGGGTCCTCAAGGTCCGCAGGGTGTTACTGGTCCGCAGGGTCCAACTGGTCCTGTTGCTGGATCTGATACGCAAGTCATCTTCAATGATGGTGGCAGTGTAGGCGCAAGTTCTAATTTGACGTTTGCGAAATCAACAAGCACGTTGAAATCAAATACGATACTTGCTTCAAATAATGTTGCGTATGCAAATACCACTGGAACTGTGAAGGTTATTGTGTACTATAACGAAGCCAATTCAACATTAGATACAGTGTTCTTGTAATATGTCAAAATTTGATTCTCTCGACAGCACAGGAATCCTTTTAACGAAAGGTGAACTAGACGAAGTCACTGGATCGGATGTGGCTGCAAATGGTACATTTTATCGTGCTGCAGAGTTTGATGAAGTGGGAATTAGTCCAGTAAGTAATGGTCTTGCAAAAAGACTTCATGCAAATGGATTGATGCAAGTTGCAAATTATTTTGACGATTATACACTGAACACATACGTTCGTGGTGGATTGGTTGTAGATTTAGATGCAAGAGGATATTCAGGTTCAGGTTCAACATGGGACGCTTATGTTGGAACTGACGCAACATTATTCAATACTCCAACATATGCTTCTGGTGATCCAACCTTTTTTAGTTTTGATAAAGACTCGTACGAATATGCAACAGTTCCAGATTTAGGAGATTTAAACGTTTGGACTATTGAAGCATGGTTTCGCGTCACAGCCAGTTTGACTGGACAAGTAACAATGATTGTCGGAAACCAGTGGGACTTATCGTCAAAATTTAATTTTACAATGGGAACAAATAGTGCGCCAGCAAATTATAATATTAACGTTGGGTTTTTTGATGGCGGTTGGCGTCGAACAGCTGGATTTGCTCCAACATTAAATGCATGGTATCATGTTGTTGGAACATATGATGGATCAACCGTAAAACAGTATGTAAATGCGGCATTAGATACACAAACAGCATATTCAGGAACACCACAATCAGGCGGTGAAGTTCGAATTGCAAGAAGATGGGATAGTAGTTCTACGGATTCAGTGAACTTTTTCCCTGGAGATATTTCAGTTGTAAGAATTTATAATCGTGCATTAACATCTTTAGAAGTTGAACAAAATTTCGACTCTGAAAAGAATCGATTTGGTGTTTAATAAATAAAATAAGTTTTTCGAGAAACAAAAATGGCAAAATTAAAAGACGGCTCACGAATTTATGGTAACGTAACAATTGATGCTACTGCATCGATTGCGACAGTTAACGCTACTACCATAAATGTCACCTCAGTTGTGTTAACAAATGGTGTAAACCTAGTTACGCTTGCGCAATCTGGGGGAAGCACCTCTAACGATGCATATGCTCAAGCCAATACTGCTCGTGGAACTGCTAACGACGCATACGGACAAGCCAATACCGCACGCGATACCGCTAATGACTCTTATAGTCAGGCAAATACTGCTCGCGGGACTGCTAACGATGCTTATAGCCAAGCAAACACTGCTCGCACGACCGCGAATGACGCTTACGGTGCTGCCAATACTGCTGGAACAAATGCACTAAATGCATATGGTCAAGCAAATTCTGCATACGATGCTGCAAATAATGCACAAGTTACAGTCTATGCAAATAACGCCTCTGCAAAAACTACTCAAAAGATTAATTTTGCTAACACTGCAACGATTCAAGTAGCAGTAAGTGCTGATGGCGCAAATGCTAATGTTGAGTTTATCACTATCGGTGATTCTTCAGCTGCTACTGTTCAAGCAGCATATGGTGCTGCGAATACAGCAAACACTAATGCACTAAATGCTTATGCTCAAGCAAATACTGCAAGAGACACTGCTAACGATGCATATTCTGGTGCCAACACTGCTAACACTAATGCATTAAATGCTTATGCGCAAGCCAATACTGCTCGTGGAACTGCTAATGACGCTTACGGTCAGGCAAATAGTGCACGCGACCAAGCCAATACTGCTCGAGCAACAGCAAATGATGCTTACGGTGCAGCAAACACTAAATTGTCGACTTCTGGTGGATCTATCAGCGGAGACTTGACAATTTCTGGTAATCTTGTTATTCAAGGTAATGCAACGACGATCAATGTCAGCAGCTTGTCAGTTAATGACTCTATAATTTTGTTGTCAGCAAATAGTTCTGGTGACGCAGAGGATATTGGTTTTGTTGGACATTATGCTAATGGCGCGACAAATACTCACGCTGGTTTCTTCAGAAAAGCAACAGAAAATCAATTTTATGTCTTTGACAATTATGAAACTGAACCAACAAATAATGTCATTGATATTGCAAATAATAATTTTAGAGTTGGCAATGTTAGACTTGGAATTCTAAATGCGAATAGTGTTTTGTTGCTCGGCAATTCAGTTGCAACTCAAGCAAATTTAGTTATTGTATACGATCAAGCCAATACCGCTTATGGTCAGGCTAATGCTGCTCGTGATCAAGCCAATACTGCACGCACTACCGCTAATGATGCATATGCTGCGGCAAATACAGGATCTGGTAGCGCATTAAATGCTTATGCTCAAGCAAATGCTGCCAGAGATCAAGCAAATACGGCATACGGTCAAGCCAATGATGCATATTCTCAAGCAAACACGGCTCGCACAACTGCGAATGATGCATACGCTCAAGCAAATTCAGACTATCAGCCAGCTGTAACTGAATTGGCAGTGACGAATAACGGCGCATCAGCATATCGATTTGATCAATATGGTACAGTAGACGACCCTGCAATTTATATCCGCGCTGGCGAAACTATTGCATTTAATTTAAATAATGCAGGACACCCATTTGCAATTCGTGTATCAAGTGGTGGATCAAACTATAATACAGGATTGACGCACGTTGCAACAGACGGCACTGTCAGTACTGGATCTAACGCACAAGGTAAAGTGAGTGGTAAACTATATTGGAAAGTTCCTTATGAACTTCTAGGCAACACATATGTATACCAGTGTACAGTGCATGCTGGAATGGTTGGTAATATTGTCATTGAACCTCCTGGCACTGTTGTATATGCTCAAGCCAATGCTGCATATGGACAAGCGAACGCAGCATACAGTCAAGCAAATACTGCCAGAACTACTGCAAACGACGCTTATGGTCAAGCAAATACCGCTCGTACAACTGCAAATGATGCATACGGACAAGCGAATACTGCAAGAACTACTGCAAACGACGCTTATGGTCAAGCAAATACTGCGCGCGATACAGCAAACTCTGCGTATGGCGCAGCTAACACTGCTGGAACAAATGCATTGAATGCATACGGTCAAGCCAATGCTGCATATAGCCAAGCCAATACTGCTCGAACTACTGCTAACGACGCATATGCTCAAGCCAATACTGCAAGAACTACTGCTAACGACGCTTATGGACAAGCCAATACTGCTCGCGCACAAGCCAACGCCGCTTACGGTCAGGCAAATACTGCTTATGACCAAGCCAATACTGCTCGCACACAAGCCAACACTGCAAGAGATACTGCAAATGGTGCATATGCTCAGGCTAATGGTGCATATAGTCAAGCCAACTCTGCTGCAAACACAGTTTGGGTTTATGCTAATGGTGGTTCAATTCTTGCTAAAAGCAATTTAAACTTCAATAATACTGCAACAGTAAATGTTTCTGCTTCAGCTAATGGATCTACTCAAGCCAATATTGAGTTTAATGCAAATACAACAGCGATTGGAACTAACCTCACACTCAAGTCTGCAAAAGATTTCATCCAAGCAAACACGAATGTGAATGGTGCGAATACTTGCGATCTATCTGTATCAAACTACTTCCGTTTGGTATTGACTGCATCTGCTGCAATCACGTTTACTAATGCACCAGCTTCTGGAACTGGACAATTGATATCCCTTCTAATTATTCAGAATGCAACTGGTGGATTTACGCCTTCTTGGTCTAATACAATATATTGGGCTGGTGGAACTGCGCCTCCTGCAACGACAACAGCAAATGCTCGCGACTTGTGGACGTTTATCACTTATGATGGCGGTACTACATATTGGGGTACGTTGACGATTAAGGACGCTAGATAATTTAACTTTTTGAGTTTGTTATGAAAATTCATGTACTGGTAAACCCAAGAAATCCTACAGGGCTGATGAATCGCGTCGACCCATTTGCGGTCCACGCATACAAATACATCAAGCATCTTTCGCCACATTTCCATATGATTCATTATGGAATTCCTGGCGCACAAGTCGACTGCGAACATGTTGACATTCCAACAGAACCAACTGACATCAAAGGATTTAATGAACTTGCTGGGCAGGAGATTCGCAAGCGAGCAAGCGATAACGATATAATCGTTTGTTTCTTTGGAGTTGAGAATCGAATTGCTTGTGAGATGAATCCAACATGCAAAGTTGTTGAGCCTTCAATTGGTTATCGCGCAAATGGAGTTTTTGCGCCATATCGCGTATTCACTTCGTATGCTAATATGCATTACTTTTATGGTGAACGCGGAATGCTTATGACTCCATCATGGAGCGATGCAGTAATCGGTAATCCATTTACAATCAGTGAATTTGAATATAACGAAAAGAAACAAGATTACTTTTTATTCTTTGGTCGTGTTTGTGAAGAAAAGGGTATTCATCTTGCAATTCAAGCCACAGAAAAAATAAGCAAGAAACTTATTGTTGCTGGTCCTGGATCACTGCAAGCATTAGGATATAACAAAACACCAGACCATGTTGAGATGTTTGGTGTTGCAAACGCTGCGCAGCGTAAAGAACTCATGAAAAACGCCAAAGCATTACTTGGTTTAACATATTATGTTGAGCCATTTGGCAACATGATCATTGAGGCAAATCTATCTGGAACACCAGTCATTACAACCGATTGGGGAGCATTTCCAGAGATTGTTCTTGAGGGTAATACTGGATTTAGAGTTCGTGATTTCAAATCACTATTAACTGCAATTGAAGCGATTGATAAGATTGATCCGTTTAATTGTAGAGAGTGGGGACTTAATTTCTCTGATGAAGAGATCCACTATAAGCACAAGCAATATTTGGACAAGGTTATAAAGAATAGTTTCTATGAATAATCTTTTTGTAGTTGGATCATCAATTCAAACTAGAAAACACGCACCTCTGACTTATAGTAAAGTGCGTACAGTTTTCTCAGATGAAGAAAGATTTCGTCAAACAATTTTTACAGTCAATTCAATTCGAAATTCATTCCCAGAATCTAAAATTGTAATTGTAGATTCCTCTGAGGAGTATAAAGAATACCAATTTTTTCTTTCGTACTTTCCAAATGTTGAGTTTATTCCACTAAAAGAACTAGATGGAAATGCATTTGAAATTGTTAACTCACATCCTAATAAAAGTCTGTGTGAGTGTTTATTGTTGAATTCGTATTACAAGCAATATAAGAAAGAGATCTCAACGTATGATTATGTAATCAAAGGATGTGGAAGATACTTCTATTTTGATTTTAACGATTCTTTGTTTACTGAGCAAAATTTAGATAAAATGTTTTTCAAGAAGCCGTTAAACTTTCCATGGAATCCAACCTGGAACTATCATTTTATTGATCGTCGCCAAGACCAAAACAATGATCGACTGCACCAGTACTGCACCGTTTTATTTGCGTTTGGAGCATCTCAGTTACATAAAATGATAGATATAAATGAGTCAACAGTTCATTTACTGAATCAATCGCCAATGCAACATTACGATATTGAAACGCTTTCATATTATCTAACGCGACCATATGAAAAAGATATAATCGAAACGGATTGGAAAGTTTGCGGATGGGATGGAACTTCTGCAAGATTTATGTATTATTGAGGCAATTATGAAGACAAATTTAATCATCACTGATGACTTCTATCAAAATCCAGATGCTGTGCGAAATTATGCGTTATCTCAGCAGTTTGAAGTAGCAGGCAATTATCCTGGACTTCGAACAAAACCTTATTTGCCAGACGATTTAAAGTCGGCGATTCAATCGATCGTGTTAAACGCTGGCGGTAGAGTTACAGATTGGCTCGAACATTCTGGTTATACTGGAGCGTTTCAAATTTGCACTGCTCAAGATAGAACTTGGATTCACGCAGACAGTTACAATACATGGGCAGCGGTTTGTTATCTAACACCGAATGCTCCTCTCTCAGCAGGAACTGCATTATATCGATACAAAGAAACAGGTGAGTATTGTAGAACTGATAACAGTAGTCCGCATCTAGATGGATACGATTATACAAAGTGGGATTTAGTCGATTATGTGGCAAACAAATATAATCGAATTGTGATGTATCGTGGGAATTTATACCATGCATCTGTAGATTACTTCGGAAATAATATGTCGAACGGTAGACTTTTTCAAACATTCTTCTTTAACACAGAATATTAATGAAAGTCCTGCACGTTATATTTTCTTGTAATCGTCTTCAATATCTGACGAAAACTCTAGATTCTCTAAAGAATCTCGATTATGGGAATCATGAGGTCACAAGACTTATTGTTGACGATTATCCGAGAACTAGAAACGATTTCATCTTTGATCTGTTTGCTAAAACTCATAAAACGCTTTTGTGGTTGAACAAAGAGAATCTAGGTTTATCCGTCACATGGTCTAATTTCTTCAATTGGCTTAAGACGCAAGACTATGACTATGTCTTACACCAAGAAGATGATGTGGTCCTCACTCGAAAAATACACATCGATGATCTGATCGAAGTATTAGAGTCAAATGACAAAATGGCTTCAGTCGTTCTACAGCGTCAGGCATGGTATTTCCATGAAGAACCATGTAAAATTGAGACTGGAGATCTCCCTTTCGGTAATTTTTATTATGGAAAGAACACTAAAACATTCCCGATTATTTTCAGTTTATATCGAAAAAGTATAACCGAATATCCTTTTCAAGAATATTGGGGATTTAATATCAACGAAGGGATGATCATGGTGTACCTAGATCATTTTCACCAGATGTTTTCTGCCCAACTAAAAGGTCCGAATGGAGAAAATCTAATCGAACACATTGGTGAAGAGTCGACTGGCAAAAGAATTTTAGAGGGAGAACCGAATTGGGAACAGTTTGCACATATGGACCCGAATCAGGTTTATAGTTCTCGAAATGGGAAGTTAATCGAGAACTAAATATACAATAATTAGAGAGGTTCTATCTCAATGGCGTCACCATATTCTCGCACAGAATTAAAAGATTACTGCCTCCGAAAACTCGGATTTCCTGTAGTCGACATTAATATCGATGATGATCAGCTTGAAGATCGTATCGACGAAGGATTGCAAAAATTCAGAGAGTTCCACTACGATGGAACTGAAACAGTTTATCTTGCTCACAAGATTACGAGCGCGGATATTCTAAACAAATATGTGCAACTCGCAGATTCAATCATCGGCGTGAGCAGAGTTTTTCCATATACTGGCGTCTCTGTCGCATCGACATCCTCTGCTGGTTTTAATATGTTCGATATTAACTATCAGCTTCGCCTCAACGATTTTTACAATCTAACTGCATCATCATATACTTACTATGTGATTGCAAGAGAGCATTTAGCAATGCTCGACATGATTATTACAGGCGAGTCTCCTTACACCTATAACAAAAAGACAAACCGCGTTCATGTAAAAACCGATTGGGCTGGAAAATTTGTAGCTGGGAATTATATGTGCTTCCTTGCAAATCGTATCGTAGATCCAGAAACTTATGGTAAGGTGTTCAACGATACTTGGCTTAAGAGATATACGACCGAGTTGTTTAAGCAGCAATGGGGAACAAACCTCAAGAAATATGGAAACTATGTTCTTCCAGGCGGTCTTGTGATTAATGGTCAAACTATTTACGATGAAGCATCTATTGCTATCGAAAAACTAGAAATTGATCTAAGAGACGTTTATGAAGAGCCACCAGGATTTTTGGTAGGATAAGATGGCAACGTCAGTATATTTCAATAATCAAAATGCTCGTACAGAGCAGTTATTGCTCGAAGATTTGATCATTGAATCAATCAAGAATCATGGTATAGATGTATACTATATTCCGCGCGATTCACAATCATCAATCGATGAACTGTTCGGTGACGATCCAGTTAAATCATTTACACAAGCATTTAAACTAGAGATGTATCTTGAGTCTTTTCAAGATTATGAAGGCAATAAAGAGTTCTTTGGTAAGTTTGGTCTTGAAATTCAAGAAACTGCTAGACTTTGCATGGCAAGAAGAACTTTTGAGAAGTATGTTACATCTGCATCTAAAGTTACCAGCAATGTACCAAAAGAAGGCGACCTAATCTACCTACCAATTCAATACAAATTAATGGAAATTAAGTTTGTTGAAGAAGAAAAGAACTTTTTCCAATTAGGTAGAGATTCAAAAAATCCATATATGTATGGACTAACAGTTGAAGCATTTAAGTATAATGGTGAGTACATCAATACTGGATATGATATTATTGATAGAATTAGCGATGTACAGGCTATTGCAATTAATTACACAATGCAAAGTGGTGGGACTGGAACATTTACTCCACTCGAGTGGGTTTATCAGGGTGCATCTCTTGCGGCTTCAACCGCTCGTGGTGTTGTTGCTGATTGGGATAAACCAACCCTTACATTGAAACTAAGAAATATTCGTGGTGCATTCTCTGCTAATGCAGCCATTATTGGTAACTCAAGCGGTGCTCAATATACTCTTGCAGCTGCACCTGATACGCTAAGAAATGCAAACAACGAGGATATGCAAGACAATTATCGCATTGAAACTGAAGCTGACAATATTGTTGATTTCAGTGAAGCCAATCCATTCGGTGAGCCATAATGTTTTCGCAATCACATTTTTATCATAGAATTATTCGAAAAATGGTCGTTGCCTTTGGTACGCTATTCAATGACATTCGACTTGTGCGCTATAATAAAGCAGGTACAGTTGAAATTGAGCGTATTACTGTGCCGCTGCAGTATGCGCAGAAAGAAAAGTTTTATCAACGCATTACACAAGATCCTGAATTGACCAAAGAAGTTCAAATGACTCTTCCACGAATGAGTTTTGAACTTACTAATATAACGTATGATCCATTAAGAAAAAGAAATCTATTTTCAGAAAGTTTTTCTGCTGAGTCTGCAACAACAGTAAAATCTCTTAGAACTACGCCATATAATTTTGAGTTTACGCTCACAATCTATGTTAGAAATGTTGAAGATGGGACACAAATTGTAGAACAAATCCTTCCATACTTTAATCCAGACTATACAATGACAATTGATTTTCTTGGATTAACTGATCAAAAAACTGATATTCCATTTATTCTACAAGACGTGAATCAAAACGTTGAAGATGTTGGTGGCTCTGATCCAATTCGAATGATTACATGGTCATTGACTTTCACTGCAAAAGGTTATATGTATGGTCCAATTGTATCTCGCGATATTATTCGCAAGGTTACTGCCAATACATTTAACAGCGCACTAACTGCTGGAAACGAAAGAGTCATTTACTTCGCAAATACAGGTGGTTTGGGAACGTTCCAAACTGGTGAGTTGGTGTATGAGGGGCGTGATTTAACATCTGCCAATTCTACTGCTTTTGTTACCTCTTGGAATCCAACAGGCAATGTTCTTATTGTAACTGATGTTAACGGAATCTTGAAAACAGGCAAATATTTAACTGGTGCTATTTCAAATGCATCATATAATATCGCAAGTTTCGGATCCAATGACTTGCAGCTGTCTAAGTTGGTTATTACACCAAATCCAAATACAGCAAACCCAAATACTGCGTTTGGATTCGATGAAGTCAAAACTGAATTTCCGAATATAACATGAGTGATACAGATAAAAATCTTGCAGAAATTTTAAACACTGATTATGTTCCTGTGGTAAGAGAGGAAAATAAAAGTGTTACTATTCATGAGCCAGACAGATCAGCTGATAATCCTGACGCTGACTATTCTCGTGCTAATTATTACAACCTTATCGAAAAGGGTAACGAGGCTTTGGATGGGATTCTTGAAGTGGCGAAAGAATCTCAACACCCAAGAGCATATGAAGTAGCAGCAAATATGATCAAAAATCTCTCTGATGTTACAGAGAAGTTGATGATCCTCCAGAAGCAACAAAAAGAATTAAACCCACAGGCTGCTGAAGCAAAGACAACTAATATCAATGTAGATAAGGCAGTGTTCGTTGGTAGCACTACCGATCTTTTGAAACAAATAAAGAATGAATCTGCCAAATAAAATCAAGAATTATCTTGGTAATCCGCGCCTCAAGCGCGTTAATATGCCGATGCAGCTCACGGAAGATCAAGTCCGTGAGTATGTCAAGTGCGCAGAAGATCCAGTATACTTTATTGAAAACTATGTCAAGGTCGTTATGCTTGATAAAGGTTTCGTGCAGATCAACCTTTATCCATTCCAAAAAGATGCTATCGAGAAGTTTAATAAAAATCGTCGCATCATTGTAAAAGCAGGTCGTCAGGTCGGTAAGACCACGATGGTTGTCGGCTATATTCTTTGGTATGTGTTATTCAATACAGACAAGTCGGTTGCGATTCTTGCTAACAAAGCAGCCACAGCTCGTGAAATTCTCAGCCGCATTAAACTTGCATATGAAGCACTACCGCATTGGATTCAACAAGGTGTAAAGACTTGGAACAAGGGTGACATTGAATTAGAAAACGGATGCCGCATTCTAGCCAACTCTACTGCTTCTAGCGCCATTCGTGGTTTCTCTATTTCGCTACTTTATCTTGACGAGTTTGCATTCGTTCCGACGAATATTGCTGATGAATTCTTCACTTCGGTTTATCCAACCATTTCTTCTGGCACTGAATCCAAGATTCTAATTTCCTCTACGCCAAACGGCATGAACCACTTTTACAAAATGTGGAACGATGCAGTTGAGGATAATAATGGATTCACTCATATCTCAGCGAACTGGCGTGAAGTCCCAGGAAGAGATCAAAAGTGGGCTGACGAACAGTTCCGTGTTCTTGGCGAACAAAAGTTCATGCAGGAAATGGAATGCGAGTTTCTGGGTTCATCGGGCACTTTGATCAGCGCAGTGGCTCTCCGAGCATTGTCACTTGCAAAACCGATTGCAAATACAGGAATTGAAAATTTTAAAGTATATGACGAAGCAAAACCAGACCATCTTTATTTTATGGTCGTAGATACCTCTCGAGGAAAAGGATTAGACTACTCGGCATTTACTGTAATCGACGCGACTGCTCTCCCATATAAAGTCGTCGCCACATATAAGGATAATGAAATCAGTCCATTGGTCTATCCTGCAATTTTAAAACAAGTGGGCACATATTATAATAATGCTTATCAGTTGGTCGAAACGAACGATAATGGACAACAGATTGTAGATATTTTGTTTGATGATTATGAATATGAGAACATTCTTTCTCT